TTATTAGGACAAGTAAAACAATGGATTGTACGTGAAGACTATAATCGTCCTAAACCAGACGAGGAGTGTTATGTTCTAGCAAAACAAAAATATTATAAAGACGAGAAATTTTGTATTGGATTTGAAAACTCAATCAAAGGATACAAAGCTGTTAAAAACAGTTGTGACTGTGTTTATTTCATATTGGAATCAAAAAATGATATTTACAAGACAATGATAAAAGAAGACGTATATTTGTATCCGAATATGAAGATAAATACTTATTCGTAACGTTTTGCCAAGTATAATCCGTAAAAATAGCTATATACTGCTTTATTAGGTTGATTTATAAAACAGTGCGCATTTCCTAACCATATTAGTATAGCCATCGATGTTAATACGTCTGTTCTATTTAATTCATTCTCAAGAAGCGGGGATAATGTTATATTCAGATTGTCACCAGTAACATCAAGAGTTTCTATCTCGCTATTGTCAAATTTATCATAACCACTAATAGCAAATTTTAATTTTGCGAAATCATATTCGGGTACACCAAACAGTTGTGTTTTACCAAATGATGCTTTTGGATCAATAAATATAATATCATGTGTTTGTTTGTTAATTAAAATATTATTAAATTGACAGTCTCCATGAATAACACATAATTCGTGTTTTTGTTTACTATTGAAATAGTTAACAACACGTTTGTAGTGCATATCAATAGAATCGGTGAATGAATAAATTGTAAGACCATTTACAGATTTTATAAACGAATAAGTATCGATTAAGGAATGAATTATTTCAAAACGTTCAAATAATTTAGTCTTACATTCATATTCTATATCATCGGAAATAGTATCAAATAATATAATTTTTTGTGTTTGTATGTGTAACGCAGTAAGCTTACTCTTAATACTTGAGTACACATTTACTTTCTCGTAATTATCAATCGTTTCATATATTTTATATAGTGGTATATAGTTTGATAAATATTCCATTGAATACCAATGATCACTATATTCAATTATTTTTGGAACAGGAAATATAATAGAGTTAGTATTGATATATTTATAAAACTCTTTTTCATTGTCTAACTTTACGTGGCCATAAGGTGATATAGATTCTTTTTTAATTATGTTATCAGATATGATAGTAAGACGATTAAAATGCGAGCCATAACCATTTCGTACTATAACATTCATAATTAACACTAAAATACTTATACTTTAGATAATATGTAAAGCATTTTACATATTAGAACATATAAAAGATGAGTTTTCGTCATTATCTTTTCGTTCGTGATACTTAGAAGTTGTATAATATATTTTGTATGTATTTAATAATAGTCTAAAAGATTTTTTATTATATAAAATGTATTATTCTCCTATATTTTTTAGCGAGATTGCCGATTTGAATCTAACACAATTTAGTGATTGTAATGTTAACATGGATTATTTAAATTCTTTGGAAAAAGTTCTCATTTATTCAACACATCTAATGTGGTATTTAATAAAACTAGAACTTTTTTTATCTCAAATAAAAAAGCCATTTATTATTGTTTCGGCAATGGAAGATTCTCAATTTCCTTTAGAATTTAACAATGATTTTGTACAACAAGTAACATCAAATCCATATTTCAAACACTGGTTTTCTATTAATAAGACCATACCAAATGATTCACAATTCACAAGTATTCCTTATGGTCTCGATTTTTGGACTATTGCGTCTAAAGATTTTTTTGGTGAGAAAAAGCATGATTATATAACACAAAATAATAGATTACATGATATATCTATCAAGTGCTCTCATTTTTCGGAACGAATACCTTTAATATATGGAAATTTTCATCATAATTTTACAGATGAAAGAAATGGTAATTGGAGAAGAAAGTTGTTAAATATTATACCTAAAGAAATAATATACTATGACGAGTTAGTTCCAAGAAGTCAATCATTCTGCAATATGGGTAAATACGCGTTTGTGTTGAGTCCACCTGGAAATGGTTTTGATTGTATAAGAACATTTGAAGCGTTGTGTATGGGATGTATAGTTATAATGCAAAAAAATTTTTTAGAAATAATATATACCGATTTGCCAATATTGCTAGTTGACGAATATTCTGATATTAATGAACAACTATTAAAAGATACATTGATCTCGTTTTCTAAAAAATCATTCAACTATGAAAAACTAACTTTTGAGTATTGGAAGAATCTTGTGTATTCTAAATTCTGATCTTTTTACGTGCTTATCACGTTTTCGGGATTATTTGTAATTACAAGTTTCTCTCCTATTTTATTTTTAATAATTTCTATAACTTGAGATGTATCAAGTGCTTCACAAAAGATACATTTATCTAAAAATAGTTTGTGTAATTCTGTATTAATTACATTATATGATAATTGATCAAAAAACCGAGAAGTACAACCAATATGAAGAACAGTAGCCTTTGATTTTAAAACCTCTTCTTCAATATAATTAAAACAAGCTCCAACGTCAAAAGATATTATTAAATTACAATGCGGATATATGTTTGTATTTTTACATAAATTTTCACAATCATTTGTTTGTGTATACTTAAAATCATGTATAGTGCTGATATTATTTTTACTATCGCATAATTTTTCACTTGTAATAAAATATATATCTGGAAATAAACCACATAATTTATCAATAATCACATTATGTTCAGTTGAACTAACTTGTTGTCCGGATTTTGGGATTACATCATTGTAAAATACTATACAAGAATTATGTGTATTTTTCCAATTTATAAAAGCAGATATATCCGTTTTAGGAGTTTTAGGTAATAACTCTATATCTAAAATATCTGGCATATTAAGATGAAATTTTTCTGCATATAATTCTTTAAATAAATTATATATTCTAGGTGAACAACATTCTATATATACATAATCATGTGATATAGCAGCTATCCATGTATTTATCATTACAGTATTTTCATCTATAATATGATATAAATCATTATTATAAGATGATTCGGAAATGGGATTAGTAATAATATTATTAATATCTGAATATAAAAAACTATAAGACGTAAGATTCACAATTATCTCAATGCTTGGATTGTATGTTCTTATAGCTCTAATAAGAGGTTGTGAAAAATATTGATCACCAATATGATAATAGTTATACAATATTAATTTCATAGTATATTATACTTTTATTAAACTTTTTTAAATAACCAATTACATGAATTTAACAAACTAGTAATAAAACAAAATGATATATCTTATTACTTGATTGAACCAAGGACCTATGGTATGGTATGGTATTATTATAAATATTTTTATTTTTACGTAAAATCCATTCATTACAACTAGTCATTTAAACCATACACAATTTTGTCTTAAAAAGTTTCGGTTTGAAATACCCACCGTTCTAAATAGTTAAGCTTTTAAAATTGTGAATCATAAATTTTATAAAAAAATAATATAATAAAATGCAAGAAAAAGAAATCGTAATAATTGGAGCTGGTATCTCAGGACTCTACGCTGCTTACAAATTAAGAAAACTGCATCCAAATACTAATATAACCATACTTGAACAGAATCAGATTGGAGGTAGAATGGGATCGCAATCATTTGAAGGTACTGACGTAGTTACTGGTGCAGGTGTTGGTAGAAAAAGGAAAGATAAATTACTAATAAATCTATTGAAAGAATTGAAAATACCATATGGAGAATTTGTATCAAAGCATTATTACTCACATACGTTAGCATGCAGTTCATCTAATGTAAAAGAAACGTTTATGAAATTGCGCAAGCGTTACAGACCTTGTAAAAAAACATTTAAGCAGTATGCTGAACCGATACTAGGAAAGGAAAAATATAAGACCTTTGTAACGTGTTCTGGATACACCGATTATGAAAAAGAAGACGCGTATGATACTCTATGCCATTATGGGTTTAATGATAACTATGAAAACTGGGCAGCACTTTCTATTCCATGGACAAAATTATTACTTGCTCTAATTCATAAAATAAATATGAGAAATATTCATTTGAGAAGTCGTGTAGAAAAAATAGATAAAATATCTGATAATCATTTTTTTGTATATACAAATAAACGTGTGTATACATGTAATATGATTATCGTGGCTACAGCAATAGATAGCATTAGAAAACTTCTTCCCACAGAGAATATCTATAGAGGTATTAAAGGACAACCATTTTTACGTCTATATGGAAAGTTTTCTGAGTGTTCTATACCAATTATGAAGGAATATGTAAAGGGATATACAATTGTTCCTCAACCTCTACAAAAAATAATACCGATGAATCCTGATAATGGCGTTTACATGATAGCCTATAATGATAATAAGAATAGCAAACAAATGAAAAAATGGTTAGAAAACACAGATGAGAACCGTTCAAAGCTTTGTACGATTATCAAAAAGGCTCTAGGTATTCCTATGGAAATAAAAATTTCTTTATCTAGTATTGTAGAGTTTTATTGGGATATAGGAACCCATTATTACACACCTCTTAATCATAAAAAATATAAAAACCGGTGTGAATTCATAAATGCAGCACAGCATCCTACAGATGGTATTTTTGTTGTAGGCGAATCAGTATCTATAAATCAGGGGTGGGTCGAGGGTGCTCTTAAAAGTGTTGAGTGTATATTAACCGGATAATAATAATACTTTATTAAAGTATTATTATTTCAACATGGAGTTAGTTAAATAGACCAGTCTATATTGTTTCCTACTAATTCCTCGACTTTTCTAAATATCATAGAACCAAAGAAGCCATTATGAGCGGATAAAGGTGAAGGATGTACACCTTTAATTATTCGCTCTTTATCAAAAATTAAACCTTCTTTTGCCTTTGCAAAATTACCAAGAAGTAAAAAAACGCATAATTTATTATGTTCACTGATAAATTGAATAACGTTATTTGTAAATTCTTGCCATATTTTCAGATGACTCCTTGGTTTCCCTTTAATAACTGATAACGAAGCATTTAAAAGAAATATTTTCTCTCTGTAAAACCATTTTTCAAGGTTACCTGAATTAAACTTATATTCGCGTTCAGGAAATTCTGCTTGTAATTCTTTATACATATTACGCAAAGATGGAGGTATTTTTATTCCTTCTGGAACTGAAAAACTTAATCCATGTGCTTGTTCAGGACTATGATATGGATCTTGACCTAATATTACTATTTTTATATCTTCAACGTTCATCTCAAAAACTCTAAATAATTGTTCCTTTTTTGGATAAACTACTTCCACCCCAGAATATAAATGATCAATATCAATATTAAGTGTATCAAATAAAGGTTTCCAAGATTGGTGGGAACTGTTCATACTATTCATTATAAAATAATCATCGTTTAATATTCAATTTTAAAAATAGGAAACTAATGATACTCTCTTTTACCTGTATGAGCTTTATTAAATCATATTGATATCATAAATACTTTGCACAATTCTTCAAGAATTTAGTATTTTTCTCTCTATAGATAAAATGCATCTTGAAACTGGCGATCTTATGTTGTTTACTGAAAAAAAATCTATGACAGAATGGTGGTTGATAGATAAATGTATTGAATATTTTACCAATTCTCCTTATGTACATGTTGGGTTAGTAGTTGTAGATCCTCCGTTTTTAGTTTCTACTGGAACATACCTATGGGAGTGCGGTTATGAGGCATGCGTAAACCCAGAAACAGGAAAACAAAATATCGGGGTTCGTCTAACTCCAATGGCTGCTGTTATTTCCAAAGCTAATGACAAAAATATTTATGTAAGAAAATGCAAATCTTACATATCAGATAAGGCTTTACAAAAAATTCACTCTGAGGTTTTTTTGAAGCCATATGACATGTGTCTTTCCGACTGGCTTCTTGCAACACTCAGAATTGATATTAATCCGCAAAAGACTGACCGATTTTGGTGTTCTGCATTCATAGCATATATTTTTACTCAATTAGGTTGGCTTGATCCTAATACGGATTGGAGTATTATACGACCTTGTGATCTTTCTTCTTCATCTAAATATCTCTCTTGGAAGTCTCAATACTATGGACAAGATACAAAATACGACAGTTTAGAGCAAATTTCTGATATTTCTTGTTTGAAATCAAAATTAGAAGCTTTAACGATCGAGTATACGCAAAAATCTGATTCAGAAATCCAAATACCTTTAAAACAAGGATTTATACACATTAAAATTTCAGAGTTTATATTTGAAACTTCTGTAGTCGATACTATTAAAACATATCCAATTATGTCTTTTACAAAGCAAAAATTTCTAATCAAGTATATTCTCACTGTTCGAAAAGCAGCTAATGTATAAAACGTAATTTAGAAATTATTTCAGGTACACTAATATAAAAGATGCCTAAATACTTATACATTTTATTAGGTTTTTTAATTATAATCATTTCCTTTATAATATTAAGAATATTCTTTCCAAAGTTACCTTTATGGACTTATGCGATAGTTGCATTTTTACCTCCTTAGCATAACAAGGTTTGTGATTCAACCTAGTGTGTATGTTTGTTGTCTAATAATATTCATAAAGTATTATTACGACATGTTAAAAAGAATCTTACATTTTATATAAAAATGTAAGCATAAAAACTTACTTATTTGAACATGATCATCTAATGAAGATTTTCTAGTAAATTTTTTTCCACATGATACACATATGTGATCATTTGATAGTTTTTTTATCTTGCTTTAAAAGACAATATTTAGCAGTCTTTTGATGCTCTTTTCAAGATTTGATTGCAGTATTCACATTCCATTTATATATTTTAACCTTATTTTTAAATAAAATTCAGAATATTGCAGAAAATTGAGAATATTTCTGAAATATTGCAGAATAAAATAATTTTTTATGCTATTTAGACTTGAAAATTGTATATTTACGATTTTTTCACTCATCTCAAAATCTTAAGAGAGATGAAGGTCCTCCAAATGGATCGACCTCAATTATTCTTTTTTCAGCCTCCTCCTCCTCGAACGATTACTCGAAAAATCCAAAATATTATAAAACATCTTTTTTATCTGATTCAAATGAGTGCATCACTATTGATTTAATAATTTCAAATTTATATACATTATATATAAAATGAATATTCCAGATACACATTATGTTCGTTTAATATTTAGAATTGATCCATATATAACTAAACCATATATAGATATATGGGGCGAATTAAAAAAAGAATGTGAATATAACAACGCAAATGAAGAAATTGTCAAAGAATGGTTATCTATGTGTAAAACAGAAACAATATGCAATTTGCCGTATTTAGATTGCTCAGAAGGCGGTATTGGTACTAGTAATACTAAACAAATTAGATTTAGACCATTTTACAGTGATATATCTGGTTTTAAAGATAATTATATTATATTTGATGTTCAAAATGGTAATAAAGAAAAATGGTCTTTGGATGAATTAGATGAATTAATTTGTGGGTTTGTTAAATATTCTAATGAATATGTTATCAAAGATTGTATACAAGGAGTTATTGAATTTGTAAATAAAAATAATTTTGATGAAAATTACTTATAAATAATCAATTCAACACTTACAATAACTCATTTAAATTGCAGATACTGATTCTATCAGTCCTAAAAAATCTTTCATAAGGTATTACGCGACTATGTAAAAGAAAATAATAATACTTACAAAGTATTATTATGTAAAACACTTAGTTGTCTCTTTTTAATGATATTTTTGCGGATTTCCTAGTTTTCTAACATAATATTCCATAAATATGGATAAACATCCTGATATTTCTTTAGTACGTGGTATTTTTGTATTCTTTTGTTCCCATTTTTTTAATACCTCTCTGTTCATGTAGTGTTCTCTTTGGAGTTGATTTTTATTTGCATAACCAGTATACAATGGTTTTCGAGTCGTTTGATAAAACATAAAGAATTCCCCATATAGTAAACAAAATTCTTCAAATTCAAATCCATATTCAGATTGTTGTTTAAAGCGTCGTTTCTGTTTTTCAAATTCTTGTTCTTCGGCCTTTTTCTCTTCTTCAATCCTTCTCTGTTTCTCAAACCTTTCTATATCTGCACATTGTCGTTCTTTAATTTTTTGAGGTGTCTGTTCCTCAAGATAATCTGTACATAATCTTCTTATTTCATTCCAACTAGGGCCTGTATGTTTAATACCTTTGTATTTTTCTACAAATTTAGCTGTTATTGATCGCATTTGTATATTTGGAATAAGAATATCGGTAACTTGTTTTATCGATGTAAATGGACATTTTAAGATGTCTTCAGGATGTTGTTCTTTTTGTCGTTCAAACTCAGAATTTATTATATTCCTTTCATATGTTTTTCCAGAAGTAAGAACAACCGGATCTACCATAAAAGAATATGATATTGGACATAATAACTCCTCAACAAGAGCTTCTGCTATTTTTGCTTGTTCTGGATTTTCGTTTTGTTCTAGTTGTTCAAGAATATTCTTCTCAATTTCTAATAATTCAACAAGAGACTTTACAATTTCTCTTTGTTCAGAAAGAGTCTTTTTTTGAACAAAACCTGATAAATGCCAATGGCACTTACTTGTAGCCATACTTATTTATTATAATAACTATTTATAATTCTGTTGAACACGTCGATAAAGTCTCGTATAAATATAACTAATACATTTGAAAAACTAGATAAAGAAAAGCAACTAATTGATTCTGGACGTACAACGCATAATGAAAGAGATACTGCAAATATAAATAGACAATTAAATGGATTAAATTCTATATATATTAGTTTTATGAATGCTATAAATAATATACCATAATAAAAAATATGTTAAAAAGTCTGTAATAATACTTTTGTAAGTATTATTAGAATATTATAAAATATTATGTTCTACTTTTTTGTCTTTGTTGACCTGCGTTTTTTAGCGACTGCTTCTTCTTGTTCGATTTCTTGAAGCCACCTCTTGTACGCATTTTCAAATTGTTCAAGTTCTTCAAGCCATATATCTTTTTCACTCTTGGCCCTCAAACCCTCTAATTTTTCTTTCAAAGACATAATATCATTATTAAGTTGTTTAATCTTATCGGCGGTAAAGGTTCTAACTTGCATTCGAAGAAGATAATCATAACCTCCTTCACCTTCAGCCTTCTTTGGGTCTTCATCATAGCCTCGTGCTGTTAATACACCAATAATATCACTTTCTTTCTCATTCATAATAGATATAGTCTTACTTACAACTTCTGATACAAAACGTTCCTTATTTCCGAGATACCTAATCTCTTTCTCTAATGCGTCAAGCTGATGTCTTTTTCTCTTTTCGTAATAGTCAAACCGAACTCTACAAAAATTATCTAAAATTGAATCAATAGTGTCGTGTTTCTTTATTTGTAATTTTTCATTGAACATAACCATATTAGAGGTATAGAGATATGAATGAAGTTTTAAACTGTCCAAATCGCATCTAAAATCATCTCCTTCTGTAAGTACAAAATGAACATTCTTTGTTGATGAATAATTAGATACAGACTTGAGTTTCTTCTCAGCTTTCAAATCTTCACAAAATTCTGCGAAATTAGAAGTCCACATAGAAACTGGTAATTCTTTAATCTCAACAGTACCCTTTTTTCCTTCTTCGATAATTCCATATGAAATAAACCTATTTTCTCCATTCTTTTCTATTTCTCCTATAAAGCCACGATACCAAGGTGAAAATTCTGGAAACATGCTAACAATATTTTTAGGATCATCAGGATCGGAAACTAAAACCTCCCCGTCATTTTCTATCCAGATTTTAATGGCTTCAATCATTTCAAGAGGATTATGACAAGGCACTTTACAAGACCATCCAGTTCCAATCCCAGCTGAACATCCATTAATTAACATCATCGGAAGAATAGGAACGTAAAATTCAGGTTCAATAAAATTTCCATTATCATCTCTCACATAAGTCAGAATAGGTTCATCTTCTTCGCGAAAAATGAGTTCTGTGAGCGCATCCATCTTTGTGAAAATATACCTTCCGTTTGCAGCATCGGAACCACCCTCCAATCTAGTACCAAACATACCATCTCTATACAAAAGAGGTACGTTGTTAGAGCTTGGAAATTCTTGCGCCATTCCAATGATAGTTTCAAGCAGATTGTTTTCTCCGTGGTGATAATCAGAATGCTCAGCGGTGTATCCAGCCAGTTGCGCTACCTTGAGAGACTTTCCAGAGTACTTCAAATTTCTTTTCTTTACAGCATATAGAATTTTTCTTTGTGATTCTTTTAGACCATCGATTCCGTTCGGAATGCTTCTAGCACAATCAGAATGAGAGAATTTAATAAGTTCTCCATTGATAAAATTTGTAATACTCATAGAAGTTGTTTTTCCTTGATCGTCAAGAGAAAAATTGTAAGCTTCTGGGTTATATTCTTCTAACCAAATTTTACGAGCATCAGCGTACTTCTTGTGAAAAGCTTTTTGCATACTTGTAAAAGATTGGTCATCATTTGCAAATTCTACCATCTTCAAACCAAAAGTATCAGGAACATCTTCTGCTTTTGTAGTACCAAGTCCCTTATAATACTTAACATTCAATTTACTGGTTTGTTCACCAAGAAAGGTATGAAATCTACGTTCATCATAAAATAACAAGTCACCTGATTTTTTGATTACACGAGCGATCGGTGTTTTCATACTGACTATAAACGGTTGATCTCTTTGTAAAAGTGTAGGGTAGAGAGAATGAAAGAAATTGAGTATCAAACCTTCAATATGCACACCATCGACATCTGCATCTGCTACTATTGATACACGTCCATATGCTAGTTTCTTAAAGTTGCTTTCATCTTGATAATCTACACCTAATTTTAACTCAAGAGCGTGTATCAATGAACAAATAACTTTATTTGCAGCTATTGTCGATGCTGGCTTATCTCTAACATTAAGCAACTTTCCTCGTACTGGTAAAATACCATTCCAATCACGGCCTGATTTTCCATACAAACCCTCCTCAATTCCAGCTACTACATATGTCTTTGCTGAAAGCCCCTCTGTGATAAAAAGAGTACAATTTACACTGTCTTTACTACCTGACTTGTTTGCTCGATCGTATCCTTCAATTTTTGTCTTTTTCGAAACCTTTTCAGCTTTCTTTAACACAACCATCTCTTTTGCACGAATAATATCCTCAATATTATCCATGACTGACCACTTTGCCATTTCAGCAATATGTGTTTTCTTAACCGTAGCCTCTACAGCCGGTGACTCTAGCTTATTCTTGTCCTGTCCATCAAATTCTGGTCTGACAACTGTAGATACAACAAACAACCTAAAAAACTGACGAACATCAGTAATATTAATTTTAGGAGTTTTACTCTTTGCATTTTTTCCATTAAATTTATCAACAATTGGTCTAAATAGTGCTTCAGCCCAAGAGTCAACATGCTGTCCTCCTAAACGAGTATATACACCATTGACAAATGAAACTGATTGATATTCTTTTGCAGGTGTAATCAATACTTCAGCATCTTTTGTCTTGATGAGAAGAGACTCATCTGTAGGAGTGTCGTAAAGAGCAGCGTATTGCGCAATAGTCCGTATAGGTATAAGCTCGTCATTTAAATATACTTCTATCTTAGACAACATAGCAGCGTCAATAATGTATCGAGAGTACAAACGAATAATATCTTCTGTATAACCTTTTTTCAAACCAAAATGAACAAAGTCTGGCGTCCAAGTTACTTCTGTATAACCAGTTTTGCAAGTTTCTTTATCAATTTCTGGTCCAGTTGTGTCACGCATATTCCTAGACCATGTTTGAGAAAGTGTCTTCTTCATTTTTGGGTCGCAACCTTTGACTTTAAAATTGGTTGAAAAAACATTTGTCAACTTGATACCAAGACCGTTTCGACCAGATACAACACGTTCTTCCTCATCGTCATAATTACTACCCGTAAGTAATTGTCCAAAAATCATGCTGTGATTGTAACAATCTTGTTCCGTATCTTTTTCTATAGGTACAACATCTCCGTCATTCCAGATTGAAGTCTCTCCAGTAACTGCGTTAAGAGATACTTTAATCCTAGTACAAGGAGTCTTAGTTTTGCGACTTCTTTCTACGTTGTCAATTGCGTTTGAAAGCGCTTCAACAAAAATTCGCAAAATGGCAGGTGAAGTACATATTTCTTTTTGATAAATTTTCCATTCACCTTGCTTTTGTTCAGCTACAAATTCTGTAATGGCACGTAAACGCGTCGAACCAACATACATATCCGGTCGCAAAAGAATATGCTCAATAGGATCCTTCTTTTGATAACGTTTCTTGTCAATAACAGCTTTTGGCGGCATGTTTGTTTAATATTAAAAATTGTTCTTTTAATATCAATTTCATTTTTGAAAACAAAGTTCTAAAGTGGTAGTAAGACTGCGAACGAAGAAATTCCTTGATATTTCCACCCTAAAACTCTAATTTTAAAAGAGTTTGGATGACCTTCAACATTATATAAAACAATATCGTTAGAATTAATGTATCGATATAATTTAAATTCAAATGATACATCTTCATCTCCTTTCGCTTCACCATCAACGTTAAACCCAGATTTTATCCACGTCTCACCGATTTCCATTGCTTTTTGCAAAGTCGGAGTGTTTTGAGCCAAATAAACTTTGCCTGACTTTACGTTTTCATTTTTGAAAAAATAAGGAACTTTAAAATCGAGTTGAACAGAATCATAAATAATATGTTTGTTATTTTTTTCGTTGTTCCACTTATCTATTGAATCTTTACCATACAGTATGACTTGTCTAGGATATTGATCAAAATCAGTAACTTCCAAATAGAAATTCTCAATAGTTTTACTCTCGTGATACTTTTCTATTTTTTCTCTGAACCGACGTAATGATAATCTGAGAGTGTAAACAAGTCTCTTAAGAGTTTCTTCTGACTTGACTATTAATTTTCCTTCTTTCATGACACCACTCGTTTCGCTAAATATTGTTTTTACCTTACCGTACTTAAAATCCGGAATAATCTTTAATTTCTTTTTTACAAAACTATCAATTGTTTCCGCGCTTGGTGTCTCAGAATCTTCATTAAGATATTTAGAGAATAACCATAACATATATTCTACAACATAACGACTTAATTTTTTGTATTCATTATAATTAGTTAAAACAGAAGAATCTTTCGTTTGAATAATTATTCTGTTATTTTCTTCTGGAAGATCCATTTTATCAGTATTAAAAACCGGAATGGTTATATTTACATCACCAAAATTTCCGTAAATCTCCTTTAGAAACCCTTCTCTAACACATTGGCTTGTAAACTGGATTCCAATAGCCTTTGCCAATCTTATAGCAGTTTCTTTTGTTGTCTTTGTAGCAATCCAATTTATAGCTGCTGGAATAACAAATGGTTGTAATGGATCGGTAAGAATTGTCACATTGCTACTGTCGATACTAAATCGTAACATTCTACACTTACCATAAGTATCTAATCCTTGCTCTAAAAACGTAAGTTTCTTTGTGTTTATTATTGGCGGAATAAAAAATTCTACTATTTCATCTTTAAGTGCATATGATTTTATCATACTCATATAAACATCTCTCACACCTTTTGAAACTTTTGATTTGTACGGATAATAGTAAGACACATTCTCTTTATTTGTTTTCTCCCATTTTACAATAAGTTCACAACGTGAACCTTTTTCTTTATCAGCAGAACTTCCTTTATGCTCATAAATAAAAATACATTTGGCATTTTCTCTTTTATTTTTATAATACGCATGTATGTGTCGTGGAATAATGAGATTTGTATTATTATTAGACCTACTAAAAACAAAAATATTACAATTAAAATGTTGTTCAAGTAAAGAACTGAATAGTGATGGTTCCATATAAATTCTCGAGTCGCGTATAATATCAATTATTTCGGATAATGTATAATCATACATTTCTTGACTGCATGCGGCGGCATTTGCATCGGTTGCTAACTCATGCCTTTTCTCAGCAAGAAAAGCTTCTCTGTCTGTAGAATCTAATATTTTTGTTTCTTTATACATACCTTCCATTACACATTCTAAAAAAGAACTCTTTGCATCTTTTGAATAGTTAACTCCTTTTCTTAGATACATATAATCTTCATCATAATCAAAAATATCAAACATTTTGTTCAAGTTAGCAGGAAGAGTACCGTATCTGTCAGCAGCCGCAAACTTTTTGCTAGTTATTAAATCCTGTTGGTTTGTGACGGTCTTATCTATAGGCTCTTCTCCATAAAAGTATTGACGATAAAGACTGTTGGGTTTATTAGTATCTTTTTTAAAGCAACATGGCAGATATGGGACAATATCTTTATTTTTTTCAAATGTATTTTCGTGCAAACCTGGAAATATAGATTTAGGATCTTTAGGATTATTACACACATAATTTCGAGAAGGGAAAAGTTTATCATCTTTTTGTTCATCATCATCTTTTGGATATCTCATTATTTGTAGTCCCTGTTTTCTAGCTTCTTCAAGAGCTTCATTGTCATTATCATGTATAATAGTTGGAGGAACAGAACATTTCTGTGAATATCCAGAAACAAAGACTTCTGGGGCGATATCTTTATTTGTCAGACGAGTTTTTACTATAGTTTCATCTTTATCATTTTCCTTTTTAGTCATAGGAGTATACTTTTTGTAAAACTCCATTATTTGAGGATATTCTTGATCGTATATTGCTAAAAGTTTAGAAAAGAGATCTTGGAATATAAGAACTGCTTGTATGTTTTCAGCTGTTACTATTTTTACACGAATATATGTAGAACCAAATTTAAAGTCTCTGTTGACATCCTTTCCACGTAGATCAGAATCGTTTCTTCTAGATATCTTCTCTGTAAGATTTGCTGTTAATTTACCTATTTTAGAATTATAAAAATGTATATATATACTTTCTTTTTTCTTTGTTACCTTTTCTCTTTCATCTATCGACATCATAGAAGAAAACAGTTCGTTATTGATTAAAAGATCTGCGAAAACATACTTATTAAGACTATGATTTGGAAAATAGAAAGAACCTTTTATAGATTTTTCTGCAATATTTTTTACATCAATATCACCTAAACCGTAAATACTGGTCAAAAAACGTTTAATCATTTCGTAACGTTGTAGAAAATTACCGGAAGTTCGTAAAGACATCTCAACAATTACGTTTTCTTTTCCTGGCTCTCCATCAACTACTAATAAAACATGTGCATAATCTTTATCTTTTGACCTATCCGGAATCTTTTTCTGTAGAACTTTAAAAATTATACCATTTTCTATAGAAACTTTCCAATCCTCTGGCGGGTTAAAATCATTAAATATCTTGAAAAAATTATCTATAGTAGCAAAAGGAACTCCTGAGTTAAGCCTTATGTGATTGAAAATTTCCATAATAGTAATATCAATTAAGTCAAGAGAAAATTCAAAGGTAACACTCTCTTGTTCAAAAGTAGTATATCGAATTTTGTTACTTACTTTGTCAAAATCTTCATATCTCTTTTTTTGTTCGTTTGACTCTTTTTGAACATCTTTTATTTTTTTTGTAAAACGTTTGATTGTTTCTTCTCGATCATTTTCCCAAAAATTTCGAAGATCTCTTAATAATATTTCAACAGATGGTACTTTAAATAAGTTTGCGCTTTCTATTTCATTGCTTAAAGCATGTAATACATTGCGTGGATCAAGTGCTATATATGAATCGTACGCCACAAAAGGCAAAAGTACATCATCTCGTAAATTAAGATTTTGTTGATCAAGTTTTTCTTTTATGCTATTTGCAAAAGTTACAAAATCCGAATCTTTTCTATCAATAGATATAATATGTTCCAATAGGTTTTCAACAGTTATTGAATATTCTTTAGTTAGTTGTTCTAGAGATGGCACTCCTTCCGGAAAGTATAAATATCTAGGTATTGTTTTCATTTCTGATGCCAAGCGAGTAATTGCGCTCTTTTGAGTATCAAGATCGTAAATATCTAACTCAAAGGTTCTCACATAGACACCATTTATATTATTGACAATTACGTTCACCATTTTAATCTAAGTAAATATTTGTGACGAGATATTTAAAAAAAGGAATCTTGTTAAATGATAAAAACCAAATGAATGATATTACATTTAACAAGAAAATTGGTTATCTGGAGAATAAAGATTTCGACAACAACGGTCAATTATCTAATGAAATACTTCTAGGTAAAAAAATCCCTATTGTGGTTATGGTTCAGGCGTCATGGTGTTATTTTTGTAAAATATCTAAACCAGCATTTCAAGATTATGCAAATAGAACGAATAGTAACCAAGTTTTTTGTGCAACTATACATGTAGATGGAGATACGCAAACAGAGAAAGACCTTGGTGAAAGAATTGAAACTATTATACCAGACTTTAAAGGATTTCCTCATTATGCTTTGTACATGAATGGTGTGCTAGTTGATAAAGAAATAAAAGGCAGAAGTGTTGAAGACTTAGGTGAATTTACAGGTGTACAAGCAAAGTAGGTCCATAACTTTCAAGTGTAAGACTGTTAAATATTATAACCCGAAGCATTCTGAGATCACCCCTAGAAGGATTTTGGGGTGAGTTAAGGATTGTAAATAGAAAAACATGTTTTTCTATTCACTCTGAAGAGTAAAATTAACTCATGTAATACTTTGTATTTTTTCCATTATTTTTTTATGTCTATCAGAACTTTTATGTCTTTTCATACTATAATGAGTAACTATCATACCGCATTCACATGTTTCTTTTTTTGATCTTTGAGCTGCTATCTTGGTTTTATAATTCTCTTGATAATAAGCCTTTCTTTCTTTTAAAATATGCTCTTTATTGTCTTGATAAAAACCCTTTCTATCTTCTAATATACTCTCTTTGTTCTCTTCATAATATTCCATAACTTTTTCTATTACGGCTTCTTTATTATCTTGATAATATTCTTTGTGTTTTTTACCTATAACATCAGCATTTTTTTCATAATATTCTTTTTTAATATCAGACAATATGTCTTTATTATCTTCGTAATACTCATGCATTTTTTCTTTAATTTCCTCCTTATGTTCTTCTTGGTATTTTATATTTCTTTCTTTTTGTTTCTCTTTATCTTCTTGTATGGTTCTTTTAGGATATATAGGATT